AGCATTATTTGTTATCTCCGTTAAGTTTCCAGGCTGTGTGCCGTTTTCGGCATAACGGTATGATATCTTCATTGTGTTTTTTCCATCCAAGGGCGAAACAGAAGCGTTGACTGTCAAATGTGTCTCATCCTCATAGTTGTTTAATCTTTCGAGGGTAACGTCAAATGTCGGCAAAGACCACGCCAATATCGGTATTGTTTTGGTTACCGATGTTTTATTCCCACGGCTATCCATTACCGTTACAATAAGCTCCGTATCTCTGGCGCTATACACTTTTCCAAATTCAACATATCCGCTCTCGTAAGCAACTTTGGTTATTCCGTTTAACTCAAATATATACTGTGTTATTCCTGCGCCCTTCCTACCTGTGGCTGAGCTAAAGAAAACAGTAAGCAGGGATTGTTCCTGCACTAACTGTTCATTATTTCCGGTTATTGAGACAACCGCTGTGTTTGTATCGACGCAACGCAGCTGATCTTCTGAAAATACCGGATCGGCGTTTACAATGGTTAGTGTTCGCTCCAATGTTGAATAAAAATACTTTTCGTCAATTTTGGTTCGAATAATAAACACTACCGTTCGGTTATTACCGGAAGTGCCATTCTGCAATATGGTTCTTTCCTCGTTGGTAAGTTCAAACGTATAAGATGTACTGTTAACAGGTATATCCCGATACTCGATATCAGCTATTGCTGAGGTAAAAGAAATACAGGCTTGCAACTTCGATACATTTGCTCCCGCTGGGTTTGAATACAATATCGATGGATTCTCTTCATCAGTGAAATCCGATGCTGAAATAATTGTCGCTCCACACGGAGAAACTGTAAGATAATAAGTTGATGAGGTTGCATCTGTAGTATTTGCGCTTTCGTCATACAACTGAACATAGAATAAAGTTGTACCGACTGTCTTATTATTTACCGTATACCAGTCAGTAGTCCCTTCATAGCTCCATCCAGTTTCCACCTTGTAGTCCTTGACATGAACGTTGTATTGAACCCCATCTAAAAAAAGTTTAAGCTGCATTGCGTTATACCACCAGCCTGTATTGTAATTCAACCATATCTTCCAGTAAAAACGGTACTGCATATCAGCACCAATGCGCTGATATTCATATTTGATTGTCCACAATGCTATTGGATTTGTACACCAAACATTGGAATCAATTAAAGTAATCATACAATCTCCTTTAGCTTAAAGCTACAAACCCGACACCCTTACTTTCTGCAGTAGATACAGGAACTATTTTTATCATTCCGGCAATCGTGATTTGTCTTTCAATTTCAGCATTCATCATATGAAATGTCTCACCGTCTGCCCAATACGATTTAGTACCATGAGAATCATATCCACAAAAACCCTCTTCGGCATTAAGCTTAACATAATCTCCATTTTTGGCGAATACAGTTAACCCTTCCTTGTCCATACGGGCTATCAGGGAGTTTTGTTCGTTGTATAATTCAAATACGCCGCTTGTGTTATTTTTGCCACCGAGCTTCAGAATGCCGCCTTTAATCATAGATGCTGTCAAATTGATAACGTTAATATTCTGCATATTAAGCGTTCCGTCCAATGTCCACGCACTTGTAAAAGGGCCTTTTATTCCTGTTTGGCTGAACCCAATTCCTCCATTGGAGATCTTCAACACGTTGACGGCCTTCTCCTTCGGAAGTGTATCAACCGCCAGAAGTTTGTCCCCTTCAATAATTACATAACTGTTACCGAGCACTCCGTTTATCCTTGCCGTGGCTTCCTCAAGTTCACTATGCAAAAAAGCTTGAGACTCTTTGACCGTATTTTCGGTCTTTTTTTCTATTTCTGCAGAAATGTTTTGGGAAAGATTTTTAAGTTCCTTTTTAAAGTTACCAAACTCTATTTTGATATACTTTTTACGAATAGCGTCGTACTTTACGGATATAACCTCGGTTAAAATATTAATCTTACACCGAGGGTGTTTTACCTGTATAACATCACCGACGTCGCTAACATTATTAATGTTTGCCGATACGGAATAGTTAACCTTCGGAAGTTTGTTTTTATCGAGATAGGTGATTGCCTGACCTTTTAACCAATTTCGAATAGCAGAATGATATTCTTCTTTAGAAACATACGATTCAGCATTGAGGTCATTATCAAAAGAGACGACTTTCGTGTACGGTATATCATAAAGCTTCTCTTCGATCTCGATATACGTATCCTCGAGCATCACTACCGTATCTCCATCGGTAGTGTAGGGAAGTATTTTTGTGCAAACCTGTTCCCAATCCTCTTTTGATTGAAAACCGGTAAGATTTTTTCCTGCGGATATAACAACTCCCCGATCTTGTCCAATCTTTGATGTTATACCGAGCGTCCAATTATCGCGATACCAATGTCCGCCATATTTATCTGAGCTTAAAAGCCATTCATAAACTTCAAACAAGCTCTTTCTTACAACTCTCGTAGAACAAACCGATAAAATATCACTTATGGTGGAAAAAGGAGACGGTGAATCGGTATTGGAATTAAAATGTTCTAAAGCTCCATTACAATTTTTTTCAACAGCATAGGCATCTTTAATAACATATTTCTTTGCATCATACGACAAATGCCAACCTTTAATAGTAATTTTATTGTTTTTTGTAACCGGATCGGCAAAACGAAATCCTTGCACCCCCCCACGGAGTTGGGATGCGAGCTATCATTCCGTTTTGATAATATTCGTAGTTTTCAAGAGTATCTGTCAGTTCAACATAATAATCCCCGTTATCAACTTTAGTTACCTCAGCCTTCAGCGGATGAAGTATCTTCAATCCGTTGTTGGCAAAGCTCCTTTCTCCGCTTTCATATACCCTGATCATTATAACCACCTGCTTCTTGGAAGAATTTCAAGACTCTGAATATCTCCTGTCCACTCGATTTTGTTTATTCCCGGTTGAAGTAACGGGAATTCACCATTCATATTTCTGTTTTTTAGCTCGTTTTGCCAGTAGGCATCCTCTTTTTCGCTGTCAATTTCAACCTGATTCTCTCCCACCGGGAAGGTATAGCTGAAGACTGCGGAACCGTTGACTAATAACTCGACGGTTCCGCTACCCGTCAGTGTAATCAGGGGTTTACTCACCTCGAGTCCCTCGTTGATTATCCCGGAATTGGGTGCGTATAGTACAGTTGGTTCTTCAAAAGCTTTATATTTATAGGGTTGAGTCCTAAAGAGTATTTTTGCCTTTCTGAACCGAAGAAGTCGCGTATAATCGATCTTCGCAAATATTTTAGCTCTATATGCCTTTTCAGGTTCATTGCTGAATATAACCTCTCCCTCTCCGGAAAAGAATTTTATAATCTCATCGATATCAAAATTACCATACAAACCAATAGAAACCGGCTTATCATACGGTGAATAACCCAACTCCTCGATCAAACTGCCATCTTTGCCGTCTATCAAGGTTTCTTTTGTCCTCATTTGCGGTTTGGTGATAGGCGGCAACTCGCTAATAAGCAAACCTCTTATTTCGGCGCTCGAAACGCCCTTAAATATAATGCTGTTCATTAAGCAAATACCTCCTTTTCCACCGTTTCCACAATAAATGTTCCCACTTCTCTGTCGTCGAGCATTACCTTAACCTCTGACAACGCCTCTTTAAACGCCAAAATCATAGTATCAAACATTGATATTTGCGAATAGTCCGAAACAGACGTAAAATGAGTGTTAATTTCCGAATCAAACTCCGTAGGCATAGCGTTCTGCATATCTCTCGAGACCTCATCCATAGTCTTCGCAAATCCTCCGCCTACACCGTAAGCAAGGTTTGCTCCAACTTCCTCTTCCATCACTTTAGAGGGACTCTTTATTCCGAAAATTTCCTTAATTCCGTTAAGAACGGATTTTCCGAAGCCCTTAATTTTATCAAGAATCCAGTTGATTTTGTCCTTGATGCCGTTCCAAATTCCCTCTACGAGATTACCACCGACTGTTTTTAATTCACCAAGGCTATTTGTTAATGCGCCGACAATTGAAATTATGATCTGTGGAAGCATTTCGAGAAGTTGCGGTGTTGCTTCTATAATTCCGCCAGCTAATTTCATCGTCAATTCTATTCCCGCTTCAACCAATTTAGGCAAATTATTCTCAATCGCAGAGCACACTTTCTCGACCAAAACAGGAAGTTCGTCCAACAATTCGGGCATAGCCTCAAGTAATCCATCTGTCAGGGCAAGTATTAACTCTATTCCTGTGTCTATCAGTAGATCAAGGTTATCGAGAAGTGCATAAGCCAAAGTAAGAACCAATTCAATACCCGAGGTCAATATTAAGTCAAGATTATCCATCAAAACCTGAGCCATCATAGCAATAGCTTTAACGGTTGTGGTAGTGAGTTCAGGAAGAGATTGGCTTATTCCTTGAACCAAAGAAACAAGTATCTGAATCCCCATACTTAAAATAACCGGCAGATTATCAATAATTGTTGAAGTAAGTTGGTTTACCAAACTTAAAGCGGCAGAAGTCAAAGTACCAACATTTTGACTTATTCCAGAAAGCAACTTATTTACCATTTCGGCGCCGACTTCGACTATCCACGGCAAATGTTCCGCTGCGAGATCAATTAACATAGAAAAAAGTCTTGAACCTACTTCTGTTACCATAGGCAAAGCATTTTCCATCCCCGCTATTAAATTTGTAATTCCCTCCGAGATCATATAAAATGCTTGGTCAATTCCACCTTGATCTCCTGACATGATAGCTGAGATAAGAACGTTAAAGGAAGAGCTTAAATCATTAACGCCACTCATAGCTTCACTCACGGCCGGAGCAAAAGCAGAAGCAAGGATGTTCTTTGTCGCGGCCGTTGTACTGTTGAAGATCTGCATTTGATCATCAAGTTCGCCCAAAGCCGCTAATCCTTTTCCACCGAGTACAGCTCCCATATTAACTGCTTTTTCGGAATATTCGGTAACTCCTTGACTTCCCATCTCGATAATTGTATTAAGATCTTGGGCTTTTTTTCCAAATATCTCCATAGCAAGAGCATCTCTCTCAGTTTCATCGGATACGCCTTTCAAAGCGTCTATTGTTTCCCAATAAACTGTTTCGCTGTCGCGTAGTTTTCCACCCGAATCAGCAACAGAAACTCCAAGCTTTCTATAGGCTTCAGCGTAAGCGGTACTACCATCTTTCGCCTCACTCATAGCTTTTATGTTTTTTGCCATTGACCCTGTCAGTGTTTCCATAGACACATCGGTCAGCTCTGCTACTGCATTATACTTTTCTAAGGTATCTGTAGAAAGACCGGTTTGCGTTGAAAGTGTAAGAATATTGTCTGCATATGCAGCGCCATCGGACAAGCTGTCTTTCATAGCATTTCCGACAGCCATTATTCCCTCACCCAAAGCGTGTAAGCCACCGATAATTGCGTCGCTTATGAGGTTAGCTTTTATAATATCTCCGAGGGACAGCGCTTTGTCTCCGCTTTCTTTGGCTTCGTTGCCAAAATCTTCGACGGCATCTGCCTCATCCTTTGTCTTTTGCTCAGCTTCTCTCATCGCGTTTGTGTTATTATCCACTTGGCGATTTAGTTTGTTAAGATCAGCAACGGCATTATTTAAGTCTGTTTGCCATTTTTTTGTAGTTTCGCTGTTATCTCCGGTTTCTTTGCGGGACTTTTCAAGGGCGTCTTTCAGAAGATTAACCCGTTTTTCCTGCTCCTCAATTTTCTTGTTCAGAACTTCATTCTGCGAAGAAAGATTCTCGGCCGAAGAGTCGTTTTTGTCGTATTGAGATGTAACAGCTTTCATCTCGCTGTTAAGCACTTTTAAATTCGAAGTAATCTCCGATAATGCTTTTTTATATTCGCTTTCGCCGGTCAGTTTGACTGTTCCGCCGAAACTACTCATAGGCACTCCTCCTTTTTATTGTTTAGTCAGGAAGAAACTCCCCTTGATGTGCGATATATTCCTCAAGTTTGCTGTATGTAACATTACTTTTTCTGAAGTCATAATCATTTTTATAATGCTTGTACATCTGCATTAATCTGTTGAACGTCATTCGTCCTACCTCTTTGTCGGTGTACCCTAAAAGGCAATGACCGATAAAGTATAACCACGAAAAATCAATAGAGGATTCTTGATCTTCGTGGATTACTCGTTTTTTCCGTCAGCCTCGGTCTTTGCTGATGCGACAGTAATATCCCTGATTGTTTGTACAATCTTCGCCACACCGACATTTGCCATAAGACGGCCAAGCTGCTTGAGGCTCATCAAGGGTCTTCCCTCATTGTTATTTTCGTTTTCAATTTCGATGCCTTCGTTGATCATGGCCAACAAGCCAAATTTTAAGTCTTTAATCTTAGGCTCACCCTGACCCTGCGTTATCCTTCCCCACTCGGCAAGAGAACCGTATTTCTCCTGTATCTCTTCCATAACGTTTAAATTGAACACCAACGGATATTTGGTGCCATTGTTTTCGAAATAAGCAATTTTTTCTTTCATAACAATCTCCTTTTACAAGAAAAGAGGCAGATCTCTCTGCCTCTTATTTTGTTTCTGTATTTTTTTCGATTTTTTTGAAAAAAGCACTGTTTTTTATGTACATTTCTTCGGAAATGTCGTACTCCTTACCTTCTTTGTACACTATTTTTCTGTCTTGCTGACAGGTACTAATACACAACACTTTCATCACAGCACCTCATCAAGACACCGAAGGTGTTAAACAATTGTTAAGATATGTTTCAGCTTCATCTTCTGTTTCAAAGGTATTGTGCTTTTCCCATGTGCCGGCTTTCATACCATTAAAATCCGAAGCAAGAGCCATAACCTTTCCTTCGATGGACGTTGTTCCAAATTCAACACCCTCTCCCCTTGTTTTCGCATCGGTGGTGATCTTGGTAATCTTTACGCGGGGAAAAAACTCCACCTTGTACATCTTTTTGTTGTTTACTTGTTTGGGAAGAATATGACCGTATCCGATTTCGGGAGCCGTGTCATCTGTGTGCATCGTTACCTCGCCGCCTTCGTCGATAGCGTTGCCCAGGAGCTCGGCGCCCTTCTTGTCATCATCATTTGCCACTGTAAGAGTAAGCGTGCCCTTTTTGTAACTGTAATCGGTTTCAGCTAAAGAATCATCCGCATACAACTCCGCGGAGTTAAACTCCGGTGCAAACTTTTCGTCAATTAGCTTTTCGAGAAGCGGAACAGAGCTGCTTGTAAGCGCTGCGAACTTTCCCGTGGCCGTATCATGCTTGTTATATTTACCTTTCTTAAGGCCGGTTCTTGCCATTTATAAAGCCCTCTCTTTCTCAAAGGACATGGTTTTGTGATAATATCCGGTATCTTCCTCAAACATATCCGGTCCATCTTCTGTCCATATCCACTCATTATTTTTCATTATTTTTTTTATCTCAGCTATCAAATTTAAAAAGTTGCTTTTACTGTATACATCTATATCCACCGTACAGATACCGCAAAGTTGGTCATCGTCTCCGTTAAGTCCTGGTTTTGTCCCGGTAACAGTCCAAATAAAATACACTGATGAATCCCCTTTATACTTTATTGAAGCCGCAGGAACAAGGGTGCCGTCAACGGTTATTGCGTCGCCGAATATTGTTTTTAGTTCATTATTCATTGTTGCCTCCGATATAACTTTCTTGAACTTTAAGCATAGCCGACTCTATTTCCTTTTTTGAAAAAGCTTTACGAAAGAACGGACGTTTTTTCTCTCCTGATGATGTGCCGTACTCTCGCGCCAGGGCGATAAGCGGTATAGGTTTCCCTTTAGGATATTTATCCGACTTACTTGCCTCATCGTACCCATAAAAGCCTATATGTACATTGATACCGTCATCAGAAGGGGTCTTGTATACTTTAGTTATCTTTAGACCCTTCAAAAGAGTATTCGGGCGTTTGAACACCCGGGCAATTCCGGAACATACCTTGCCATATACGACCCGCGCGCCTGCTTTGCACATTTCGCCCATCATCGTAGGGGTATTTTCTTCTAAATCTTCAAATTGTTTGAGTAAATCATACGGAAGTTCTTCGTTAAATTTTGCCACTACTTTTTTACCTTTTTTGCTTGTATCTCGAGCTCTATATCCGCTTCATCCACGTTGTTAAGGTATTCGATTTTGTATTCATCACCTTTGTATCGGATCATCATATCTCTCTCAATTATTGTGTTGCGCGGAAAGCGGATTGTAAAGTTTGTAAAAGCTTTTTCAAAATCAGAATTGTTTTGTATAAGAGTAAATCCTTTGGTTGTTTTAACCTTTGCGTAGGGAGAAAGGACAACGGTCTCGGTATTTTTTGCGAACCCGCCGTTATCCTTTTCCTCATCTACACGGAGGATTGTTATGCGCTTGTTATAATCTCCTGGGTTTATCACAGCAGATTCCTCACATGCATATCAAGAATACCCTGAACAACGCGGTTGACGTTTCCCTTGTCAATGTACATGGTCCTGTTATCCCACATATCTTGACACAGAATATATACGACGATAACAAGATCTGCGTATTCGTCAAGATCCTTGAGATCGGTGTAGTTCTTGATATAATCTTTTGCAACGTTTAAAATGGTTGATAACTGTTTTTCATCATCTTTTGTGATTTCATCCATATGGATAAAATCGAAAATATCTTTGGTGGTTATCTCACTAACCTTTTCTACCATATCGCACCTCCTTATTTAGAGGTTTCTTTTTCTTTCTTGCTTTTGGGATTGGTTTTAGGTGCTGCTTTTGCTTCAGGCGCTGCAACTGTTTCCGGTACCATTTCAGTTTCTGCAGTGTTCTCCGTTGGCTCTTCTGCATTTTCATCTACGGTTTCATCGGAGCTTTCGCTATGGTCTTCCTCCCCATCTCCTTGGAGAGTTTTATTGGAAGTATTATTTGCAGCCAAGGATTCTGCGTTTTTTTCGAGATCCCCGACCGCCTCTATGTAGCCAGCCTTGAGAAGATCTCCGGCGATATATTCGTCGGAGATTTCTTTCTCTTCACCGTAGCGCATATTGATAAGACCGCTGAAGCTTCTTAATGCTCTATATTTCATAAGCATTACCCCATAACGAGTTTGGCGATCTTTTGCTCATTCTCCATCTTTGCGTCAAACTCGAGCCAAGCGTTAATGCCTACTGCATGCTGTGTAGCAAACTTTTCGCGGAGAACCTCGAGTTCAAGGGCGTCATCTCTCTGCTTAAGTGCGAGACCGGACATATCGCCGAAATAGATTACAGTTTTTCCGGTTGCAATATCATCCATATTGTCGGAAACTTCAACGGGGTAACCGAGAAGATAACCGTCAAACTCACCGTTCATATCTTCGCGGAAAATAAAGCGGTCTTCACCATCCTTGAGCAGTTCGATAGCTGTAAGAGTATCATTGGCCATAATCCACTTTGCATTTTTGCGGAATCTCTTTTTGATTTTATTCTTGAGTTTAATAAGCTCATCCGCTGTAATAACAGTCGCCGAGCCTGCAGTAACTGAAAGCTTAACGCCCCTGAGACCTTCAACCTTACCTTCAGTACCCTTGATACATTCTCTCTCTTCAAATTTTGAAATAGCTTCGGCGGTAAGTTCAATAACCTTATTTTCAAGGTCAATGTCCGTGTTTGCTATAAGACTCTTAGACACTTTTGTCAACGCACCGGCAAGAAATCCGCCAAGAGTGATTGAGGTGAAATTACCCGCCTTTGCCTCAAGATCCTTGAATTCGTCGGCATATCCCATAGAAATGCCGGAATCACCATTCTCGGTATAGCAAGGAATAACAAGCGTTCCCTTGGTGTTATATCTTGTTGCGTCATGCAAGATCGAAGACATATCAAACGCCTTGGTAATAATTTTTTTTGCAATCGTGGTGGGAATGATCGCGCCGTTGGCACCAAAGTCCATATTTGTTTCGGCTCTTTCGGAAAGCACACCGCGGATATAAGATACAAACTGCTTGCTTTCGCGGATTTCTGTTTCCGATCTCTGTTCTGTTACTGTTTTCTTCAAAGAATCTTCCTCCTTTTTGAGCTGTTTATCTATGCTCCTTATTTCATTTTCGTGTTTGCCGAATTCTTCGGTCTCTGTCTGTGTAAGTTCTCTCTTTTCTATCTTTGCTTTAGAGAGAATATCCGACATTTTTGACTGAAGGTCAGCTCTTTTTTCTTCAAGTGCTTTGCGATTCATCTTTTTTCTCCTTCATTTTTAAGATTTTCGAGTCTTTTTTCAAAATCTGAATAATCAATAGAACGTTCTTCGTCCTTTTTTTCTTCCTCTGCAGACGGTTCTGCTGGAGGATCTGTTTCGGATTTTGTATTAGGATTTCCGCCGGGCTCCCCTTCAGCGCCGGAAGGCTGTCCTGTAGGTTCTTCGAATTTCTCTTCGGGCTTAAGCTTTTCAATAACTTTGTCAGCTATTGCCGTCGCCAACTCTTCAACCGAAAGAGTTGTTTCTTTTTCGGGAGTATCCACTGCATGTTCTTCTCTTGTAACCACTCTGATCTCCATTACCTTTGCACCTCCCTCCCTTACTTCAATGCTTGTTCCACTATATGCCGGGTTCTTTGTGTCGTCCAAAATTGACACTTCCACAAGGTCCAGTTCGAATACAGATCTTATTTCTGTATCTCCCTCAAATGTAAACTTATCTGCAATAGGCACAAACCCAAAGCTCCAGCCGTTCAGTTTGCCCTCGCGACCTTTCTGAACAACTTCAGGATCTCTTATTGTCAGCTCAGCGCGCAGACCGATATTATCTTCGGTAAGAACTGCAGTGCCGTCCCCAGATAAAGCCAATATTCTCTCGTGATTGTGATTAAGTAATACAGGAACATTTTTGTTTCGTTTCAATGCTTTTGCAAATGTCCCGGATTGTATTCTCTCGCGAAATGTTCTTTTTTGTCCGGATATTATTTCTGTAATAGGTTTTGACAGCCTTTCGACAGCATTTATGTATCCGGATATAAACACGATGTCTTCTCTTACTTCAATTTTCAACTGTTTTTCATCTCCTTTAGGCGCTCTGACGCTCTTATTTTGCTTTTTGTTCATGTTTAGGGGTAACCTTATTACCCTCCTCATTATAATCGACAGTTGACTCATCAGCGTTGTCGAGAGAGTTGTTTCCGTTCTTTTGTTTATCCAAATTTACAGTAGAATTTGTGTTAGGCGTGTAAATATCGCCTGTCTTGGTATTGAGAAGAACGTCTCCTAATCCGAGGTTGATTACATCCAATCCCTCAAGGGCGTCATCGTCTTCCATAAAGCGTATTTCATTGCGTGTTTTAAAACCGCTTTCAATGGCGATTTTGTAGGCATCATAACGCTCCTTCAGGCTTCCGCGATAGAGTTCTTTTGTGTCGGGCGCAAAATAATAGGATTTCTTCTCTTTTTCAAGTAACAAATCCCTGTTGAGCGCGGTTGCAAATGCTATGGCGATTGGCATAACCGCATTTTTTATTGTTTCTTCGTAGGTTGCACCGATATGGAAAAGTTCTTTCATTTCGCTGTTAAATGTTATCTGTTTTGCATTGATCTCATTTTCCTTTGAAGTGTTGGAAGCTTCCTGAAACTCAATGCCCTCATTGAGGATTACTGTGTTGGCGTTCCCGGCATAATACTTCTCCCAAGCTTCCTTCAGCGAATCTATAGCCTGTCTGTCTAATTTCTTCTTTGATTTGATGAATCCTTTTCGGCTTCCGCCGGTTACAGTCAGATCATACTCATAACAAATCCTTTTAAATGCAGTCTGGAGGACCTTGTTTATCTCTTCAGTCAGGCCCTTTCCGGAAGCGCCGTCCTTGGTGTTGCGCAAAAGCTTAATAAAACGGTGGTCAAAGTATTGCTGCCCATCTACCATGAGCATAAAATCCTTATAGATTGCCTTTTCGTTTTTACTTACGGAAACACTGTCGCATTTTACATAATACAGAGCATTGAACTTATTCCCACTCTTACCAATAAATGCATATCCGCCCTTGCCGAGTAGGTAGTCTTCGCATATTGCCTTTTTAAACTGGAAACCGTCAAGCTTATCTCGGGTATCGTCGTTTATAATTGACACTCTTTCATCGTCAACTTCCTCAGTTACCCTTTTTCCCCCCTTTTTACTCTGCTTATACAGCTTGAAAGGGATCTGAGCAAAAGTGTTACAAATAAAATCCACGCAGGAACCAACTGCCGGGAGTGCAAGAGCATCTTCACGGGTAATGTATACGCCGTTAAGAATGGCGCGAAGGAGAAGATCGTCGCACTTGCTTTCGTCTAAGGTTTCTTCCCGATCTTCTTTTTTTCTGAATAATCCCACTCTTATTACACCTCCTTTCTAAAAGGTTTGTACAACAAAACCGTCTTCAAAGATAACGTCCTGTTGGAGCAGATATATAGCGTTGATCAGTGCTACAACCATATCCACTTTACCGTTTGATCTTCTTTTATTGACATACCTATTCATATTAGTATCATACGTGCATTTTGCATTTTCAAAATTAATCTCCAAAAGGGCGTTTGTCTCATATCTAAATTCTCCTTCGGTTATTTTTTCATACAACAGTTTTGTGGGCATGTGAAGTGTGTCACTATGCTGACGAATCTGTATGCAGTTGAGCGATGAATATTTCCCTTCGACTCCCCGTTCCCACTTCTGTGCCGAAGACAACGCGTTAAAACGGTCATACCCCAAAGCATTGACGTGTACCCCGTATTTGCTCTCAATGTTAAAAACGTAATCCTCGATAACGCCGTAGTCCACAGTTTTGTTGCCGCAGGCTATACATCTCATAGCTTCGATAAAACGTCTGTAGTCGACTTTCTCGAACTTACTCTTTTCTTCAATGCGTCCTTCCGGGATAAAGGAAATAACTTCTCCCAATATAAGTCCTTCATCTTCGGCAGCCATAGCAACGGAGCAGTTGTCATTTGTCATTGAAAGGTCAACACCAAGATAGACGTTTCGGCCCACCCAATCAATTTTGGTAACACGGCAATTTAATACGTCATTAATGTCGACAAAAGCCTCAGTTCCGGCTCCCTGGTATATGATGTTGCAGTGTTTGGTTAAGAAGTTTTCCCGGGCGCTCTCAATGGCGATTGCACGTGCGCGTTTTTTTAGAAGATCTTCCCATATTTCTGGGATCTCCAAAGCAACGGGATTGCTTTGCTTCAGTATAAGGTCATCAGTTGTCCAGTTCTTTGGATCGTCCGGCTCATACAGTAGCGCAAACACTGTCTCATCTTGTTCGATGCCGTCAAGCACACGCTTTGCATAGTTCACCTCATCTTCAAAGGGATTGTTTGCTGTTGGGTATTTTGTGGATATGATACACCCAAGCTTATTAAGGATATTGAGCTGTCCGGAACGCATACTTTCTATAGCGTAATTATTTGGCAGAGCTCCGACTTCGTCAGCAAGAAATACATTTGGGAGCTTGCCGTCAAGCCTTGAAGATGAATAGTTAAGCGGATAGTATTTGCTCTCTGTTAAATTAAACTGTATGTAATCCCGAAGCAGTCTGAAGCGCGGCTTATCTCTATGAAGATAGACCAGCGGACTTGACCGCAGGGTTTCCTCGATGGCGTTCTTAACCTCTCTCGAAAGAGATCCATCCGGAGCAACCGAATAAAACTTTGAATATTTAGGCTCAAGTAAAAAAAGCAGAATAAACATCGTTGCGACCGTGTAGGTTTTGAAGTTTTTTCTGCATATTTCAAGAATAGCTGTCTCATAACGTCGTTTGCCGGGATTGTCCCGATAAACGATAGCAAGAACCGATACGTAAAACAACCACTGATACCGGGTAGAACATTCATACAATGTTTTCCCAGCCTTAAGTCCTTTTGGCATTATTAAAAGCTTAAGGACGTTTTCGATTTGGATTACCTTCTCTTCATCGAGAAAATATTTTTTATCCTTTCCGTCTGCAATTCTGATAAATATACGGCATTGTTTTTTTACATACTTCGGCGCCGTATTCGAACGCAGACAAAATTTTGCATATTCGTAAGCACGATTCATTTTTTAGGAATTCCCAAGACCTTGAATAGTTCGTCTTTGCCCTCTGAATCTTCGCCGCCATTACGAAGGGACTTTATAATTTTAATCAGAGTGGTAACAGTCTGATTTGCGGCAGTACACGTCTTGTTATATTCGCTGATTGCAGGATGCGTGTAAACGTTTTCGCGTCCTTTGACATATTCCTTCGACACCAATGCACCGTCTTCCTTGATAGTGGTTTCAAGTTTTGCAAGAATATCAAGCTGTATTCCATATCTCTCAAATGTTGTTATAAAAAAGAAATTCTGTTCGACTCCGTGCTTTTTCGCTATCTCTACTATTTTTTCTTTTTGTTCTTTCAATTCCTGGTGTGTCATTCGCTCCCTCCTTTTCCAAAAAACTAACGAAAATTCATGTCGGTGTGTTTAGCTATGGGATGTGTGGTCTCGTTTTGAAAATAAAACTTTTTTAAAGAGGGTAGGGGGGACACTGTGTCGCCCCCTGAACACAAAATCAGCCGTTTTCTATTTCTTCAACTATCTTATACAGTTCCTGTCGAGGTATCTGTCCTTTGTCT